CACCAGACTAATGCACTCTCACTAACAGCTCTGTCGGCCGGCACCTGTTACGAGTTGATGTCAGCGGAACAGGGTCATGCCCTGGTCTGTGCAACGAAATTGGATCAAGTATCGACGGGTACTCCATATAAGTTGACACGTTAAAAGCAAACGGCAATAGGGTTATTGTTGTCCATAACAAGACAATACAATGAATGGTAATGGGGGCAGTACTGGGGTACGGCGTGGCCTTGCAAGTCGCGTGACTAGAAGGATTCGATTTCCTCGGCTTCCACCAAAAATATGCCCGGGTGGTGAAATGGTAGACACAGGAGACTTAAAATCTCCCGCCGCAAGGCGTGCCGGTTCGAGTCCGGCCCCGGGTACCAAGATGTCAACGTACAATAGCGCAAAGGCGTTATATGTATATGAGTAGACAACTTCTTAGCGAAATCAGAGCCATGCTCGAACTACACTTGAGTGCAGAACAAATTGCACACAGGACCTGTTTAAGTATAGCATCTGTAAAACAAGCAATTTTGGTTATCAACAACTTAAAAAGTTCTTGACACCGAGTTGAATTTAATGTAAACTAGACGCTTAGTTAGAAATAACAGCGTTCTTTAAAAATTGTTGCTAAGATTTCTTAGCATTGTTGAGCATACTAAACGCCCACCCTACTGTGGTAGTAGGCCGGTAGTTGCGCCTCTAACCAAGCCGCTTAATAGTTTGTTCAACAATGTTAAGATTTAAGGGTAGTTTAATATCCTCTAGGCTAGCTTGCTAGTTTAGGAAGAATAAGTGTGGTGACACACCCAAAGCAGAATCCGCCTACAGGACTGCGCCAGCAATGGTTCGTTTAGACAAGCCTGCTCAGGCCCGTGAGGGTCCGATCACTGATAAGACCGGTGGTTGTAACAATGAAGCAAGTGTAGTGGGAAGAACGTTCGCTTACAAGCCCGAAAGGGGAACTTGAGTGGACGGAAAGTAACAGGTGGTGCTGACTTCACTACAAAACCAACTTGCCAACTGGTATGAGAAAGGGTAGTATATTTGTCCGAAGGGTCGCTCCTAAGGGCTTGTATGCAGTTTGAGTGGTTAGTGGGTATGTATGGTAACAGGCATATACACCGATCGCGAAAGACGACTGATTACTCCGCGAGAGGAAAGGTACGTGGTGTGTTGTATTGGGTAGTCCAAAAGATTATTCAGCAACTGAGTCAGCACATCATAGTAGGTTGTTATAGCACAATGGTAGTGCAATTCTCTGTTAAAGAATCGGCTGAAGGTTCAACTCCTTCTAACATATAAAAACGCAAAGACTGACTCGGTCATATGTGAAAAGCATCTAATACTTGAGGCGCAAGCCAATCAAGTCAGACGTAGCTCGCAAGGTGAAATCTGTTTATGCTGGAAGTTTCGTAAGGTGTTAGCGCACCTGAATAGCTCGCAAGGTTAACGGGATAGATGGCGTAGAATAGCATATGGCGACAAGACTACTGCCTGTCTTTAAAAACGGCGATGCTGACAGCAGACTATGATACATAGAAATATGGTTGTAGTGGAAATCGGAAGAAAGTAGACTCGCAAGGTTTACAATAATGTCCGAGGTGTTGTTAGCTTAAGGTGTATTCTCAACCTTAGGCACTATTATAAAGCACATTGGCCAGACCCGTGTATCTGGTTCTACACGGAGACGCAAGTAGTGTGTTTCATAATAGAAATCGCATATATAAAAACTCTTTGAAGTGTGGCTACACTGGAGAACGCGAGTTAGGTACTAAGTCGACTAACTACCGAAAGCGCCAGGAAGATACGGAGCCAGACAGTTTGGTTCGATTCCAACAAAGAGTTTCTATATATGGTCGGGTACCAGAGTGTTTAATGGCTCCGGTTGCAACCCGGTTGATTCGTAGGTTAAAATCCTACCCCGACCTCCAGTTTGTGATGGGAGAGTGTGCCCCAGGGCCTACTCTTAAACAACAGATAAGAGCAATCACGCAAAATCCGTGATATAAGACTTGGAGCCACTCCTGTGTCCCGTAGCTAGTTTTGTTGATTCTCTTAAATAAAAGCATGGTGCAATTAGAACATGCTGAAGTTAACTGGCTTTTAACCGGACATTGTAAATTTCAATGTTCTTACTGCCGACCTGAGTGGAAAGCGGTAGAGTTAGATAAAACAGTTGACCAATACCTAAGCATTGTTGATAAACTACAAAGTTCAAGGTATAAGCATCATTCTAAAATACTATGGAAATTAGGAGGCGGCGAGCCTTTGCATTTTCCGCATCTGAGTACGCTACTTAAAAAGATTAAAGAAAAACCTTCTATAATACATTTGGATACAAGTGGCGATGATACATGGTTTTCTTTGTTTGGTGTGCTCAATTTTATTGACAAGGTAAACTTAACATACCACTCGTGGCAAAACGACGATGTGTTTAGTTTCATACTTGAACAGTGTCAAGAAAAGAATATTAGCGTTAGCATAACAATACCATTAACACCTGGTCAGATTTACGAATCAAAGGAAAAGGCCAGGCAGTTTAGGCATCAAGGATATAACTGCATAGAGCAGGTCTTAAGAGACGTTAACGGCAGCTTATATCACGGATATAATCAAGTTGACATCAATAGAATACAAGGACGCGATGACAATTGGACCCCAGCACCTGTTGTGCTTGATCCAAACAAACCAGATCCTAATTACATTGATTTAAGAATAGTCAATAACACAGATCCTGTATATACTGGACTTCCGTGTTTTGCAGGTGTTGATTGGATACAAATTAATTCAAAAGGATTTGTTTCTTATAGTCAATGTGGTGGCCGCAATGAGCATTTCAATGCATTTGATCCAAATTGGGTGCCACCAAGTGAACACTTTCCATGCACAGTTAACCAGTGCAGGAATGAACAAGATCGTAGACTAATACGAATTTTGCACCGTTAGATCAGTTGGTTAGATCGTCTGCCTGTCACGCAGAAGGCCAGGGGTTCGAGTCCCCTACGGTGCGCCATATAAAAACATTTTTAACGGCCAGACCTCGCAATTAGAGCGAGTAATCTCGTCGGTCACCTGGCAGTGGCGAACGGTTCTTTGTGCCAGCATTGAACTAATATTGAGAATGTTTCTATATGGGGGTATAGCTCAGCTGGGAGAGCAGTAGCTTTGCAAGCTAAAGGTCGTCGGTTCGATCCCGTCTACCTCCACCAAACAAAAGGAGAACAGTATGTCAGATGGCGGCAAAGGTTCTAGACCTAGACCATTCAGTGTAGATTTAAATACATTTAATAATAACTGGGATAACATCTTTAGAAAAAATCAAGTAGATGATGACAATCAGCCCCCTCCAGGGACCAGTCGAATCGAATCATCTGATTTTAATATCGATGTTGACACAGAAGTTAAAGATACCACACAAAGTGGATAAGTAGGATTAATGCCTGGTTAGCTCAGGGGTAGAGCAACGCCTTTACACGGCGAAGGTCCGCGGTTCGAAACCGTGACCAGGTACCATATTAAGATGAATATAATTGTCGTAGGTGGTGCAACACCAAAAAAGTTTGGCAACGATTTTGTAAATCTTGCAAGAAGCCATGGCCATCGTGTTATGGTAATTGCACACGAAGATCCAGGATACAGCGATAGCGATATGCAAATTGCTGATTTTAGCCAAGTCTCCTCTGTAATAGACGCATTGAACAACGTTACCGCTGGCGTTGACAATATTGATATCATGCTATACAATAGCAACAAGCCATCGTACCCAAGACGGCCCAAGGATTATTCATCTCTAGGCTCAGTTAATGAGCAAGAATATGTTAGTTCGTTGATGATTCATGCTATTATACCACATGCATTAGGCATCGAATGCCAAAAGAAGATGTCTGCTGGTAGCAAGCTTGTGTTTATGAGTTCTTGGTCGGCGCTAGATTTTAAGAATAGTTTTGGTACAGATAACGTTGGTTATACAGGTGGCAAAGCATTTCAGACTAGGTTGATGACAGCATTTGCACATCATAATGACAAAGATATTTTATGTACAGCAATTTATCCGCACTTTGATTATTCTAACTTAGAGCATTACAAAGGCGTAGCAAATAAGGTATATGACTATATAATTTCGTTTGGTAAAGAGTTCAATGGTAAGATTGTAGGAATATCAAATCCAGACAAGTTAAATATTCTAAATTAGCCCCTGTAGTTAAATGGTAGAACATCGGTTTTGTAATCCGAGGACGGGAGTTCGATTCTCTCTAGGGGCACCAATATTATAAGTAAAGTATAGCCCGGTTGGCTCAGGGGTAGAGCAACCGCCTTGTAAGCGGTAGGTCGTCTGTTCGAATCAGACACTGGGCACCAATTTTAAATATGTCTTTTAATTCTAATGTTCCTGGGTGGATGACACCAGCAGATTTATCAGTTTTATACAAGCTAGCTAGCTTGGTACCCGATAACGGATCAATTTTAGAAGCAGGATGCTTCTTAGGAAGATCAACATCTGCACTATATGCAGGTAAGAAAAAATCTGTTTCACTTACAGTTGTTGATACGTTTCAAACACATACTGGATATGATACGCATTATGATATGTTTGCTGAACGCACAGCAGAAAACGGAGACAAGTATATAGATGCATACGGAGATAGTGCGTTGTACTATCACGCCAGAGAAGTTGCAAAAAAAGAAAATAGTTGGTTAAATGGATTTAGACATTGTGTTGGCGAAGAAATATATAATTCTATCTATGTAAACAAAACTAAGTTTGACGAGTTCCCTAATAGCGATTATGATTTGGCTTTTATCGATGCTTCGCATACTAAAAAAGATGTTATAAGAGATATAACAAGATTTGTTAACAATCCAAATACACTTATAGTCGGTGATGATTTTAACTATAAGCATGTTGATGTAGTAGCGGCAATAAATGAAGTAAGACGGTTAAATAGACACTTGCTAATTGTGCCAGAAGACAGTAAAATATGGATTATGGTGCCAAAACAGGGACCATGGAAAGAAAAATTTAGAAACACTAACAGTTGTTTCTTTGAGTGAGTTATATTGCGGCGTGGAGAAATGGTATCTCGTCAGTCTCATAAGCTGAAGATAGTTGGTTCGATTCCAACCGTACGCAACCAGTTATTCGGAGTGTAGCGCAGTCTGGTAGCGCACCTGGTTTGGGACCAGGGGGTCCAAGGTTCGAATCCTTGTACTCCGACCAAGAGCAGAGGATAGGTTACATTATCCAGTATGAGTTGCACGGTAAGCTAGATAAATCCGTGGGCAGGCAATAGTACAAAAACGTAATGTAACAGGTTGGCAGTGATCTGCCTCATAGGGGATACCTCAAAAATGTTCTCCACCAATTTAATGCGGGTAGACAGGACAAGGGGCGTCCAGCAGCCTTCCAAGCTGAAGATCGCGGAGTTCGACTCTCCCTACCCGCTCCAAATAACCCGGTTACACTTTCCGTTAAAAGTGGGTGGAGGCTCATCACCATAGAGTAAGAGCTTGGTACATACGAACTCGACCATACGGCTTCGTTTTTGGAGCACGAAAACAATCGTAGGTGAGGAACGCTAACCTTTTCCAGAAGATAAAAATACGTAGACAGAGCAGTTCCGCTCAGTTTAGGGCTTCCTGTGGTGGGGAGTAGCTAAACACCCTTAATTTCATTGGTAAATATTTGCATGAATATTTTTGAAAGAATTTCAAGTAACATACCAAGACTGCCTTCTCAAGAAGAACATGACTATTCGTCTACAGCATACGCTAAAGTAAATTTAAATTTCAACAAAAAGCTTTTTATCAAAGAGTATGACAAATATATACTCCCTGCTGGTATTCCATTGTCGAACAGCCAAGGAATTGTTTATCTTACTAACAAACTAAACGAAATGTGGGGCATGGTCCCTCCTGAAATTTACAACACCGGCGATGTATGGGTACAACCAGGTAGTGCGGCAACATTAAAATATATAACACGCGAGCGCCCTTGCTGGTTAATGACTCAACTTATGGAGCTAGATACATCTAATGTTGATGATCCGTTAATTAGACGTTGGGCAAAGACAGGCGGACAAAGCATTCGCAATGAAACACTTGAGCCAAAATATAAATGGCGAATAAAAGACGAATTCAAAGATCTTAAGATTTGGAAATGGATTCAAACTCTTCCATTTAAAAAGATCAATAGTGTTCATTGTGTTAGCATCGAGCCTGGAGGTTTTGCAGTAATACATAGAGATATGAAAGGCTTTTACGATTCGCAGTCAAGTGCAGGAGTTAGTAAAGTTGCTCAAAATGGTTTTGTCATTTTAACTCTTAATGTGTCAGATGGCGGCGGGCCATTGTATTGGGCCCTTGACGGTAAAGATTGTACAGTGCCTTTTAAGGCCAACGAAGATGCTTATTTGACAAACGATTATTTCTTACACGGTGTTCCTGTTATGACAAGCCGCAGAAGACAAATTAGAATTACAGGAATTCCAACAAAAGAGCTTTGGGATATGGTTGATAAATCAACCTTAATAGATGTAGGAAAAGATTACAATTATGATCCAAATTACCTAGCTCGAAATGGATTTTGGAAAGCAGATTAAATTATTCCCCGATAGCACAGTTGGTAGATGCGCCTGACTGTTAATCAGGATGTCCGTGGTTCGAGCCCACGTCGGGGAGCCAATATGTCGCGGGTTACGTCAGAGGTCAGACTATCAGGCTCATAACCTGGGAGACGGTGGTTCGAATCCATCACCCGCAACCAAAAATAATGCCACTAAATTTACACACACAGAAAATTAATGTATAAAGTAATAGGAAAAGAAGAATCGTTTAAGGTTCTTACACTGAACGAAGCAATGAACATTGCCAAACACATGAATGAATTTGTGACCATCAGTGGTCCAAATTTTGAAATTGTGGGCATGTTTGGCGTAGACAGCATCAAGGATGGCAAGTGCCCAGATGGTGTTGTTTATGATTGGAACAAGGCCAGCAGAATTGGCCGTGTAAAAAAGGAAAGAGTATCATGAAAAGAGTAATTGAGATCCGTGCCGCAGAAGGCGGCGATGATTCAAAACTATTTGTCAGCGACTTGGCTGACGCATATCAACGACTAAGCAATAAGCTAGGCTGAATTACTCGCATACAGGGCTCTTGGCCAGGGGAAATTCACATCCTGGTTAGCGGCCCTGATCTTACGGCTTTAGAAAATGAAGCTGGCGGACACAGAATACAACGAATCCCACCTACTGAACGAAAAGGTCGGGTACACACAAGTACCGTGACAGTTGCAGTCATTGATCCAGAAGTTACCGTAGTTGCGTTTAACGAAAGAGATTGTGATGTTGATTGGTTTTCTGGCACAGGTGCCGGAGGCCAACATAGAAATAAGCATCAAAATAGCTGTCGTATAACGCATAGGCCTACAGGAATAACCGCAGTGGCCCAATGCAGAAGTAGGACCAATAGCTTCAATGAAGCTATGTCAAGCATTCAAAAAAGGCTTGACGAAACGGTGAGATTAAAGTATAATAACTCTATTGCACAGGACCGAAAGCTACAAGTTGGCTCGGGTATGCGAGGGGACAAGATTAGGACCTATCGTTTCCAAGACGACAGAGTTCAAGATCATATTACAAACAAGACAGCAAGTGTTAAGAAGGTGCTTGCTGGTCATTTTGATTTGTTATGGAATTAATATGGGAAAAATGCGTAAAAGAGTTTTAGACCGTAGCTTTGATGTTGACCTAGGTGACATCTTTGATGGTCGACAAATTAGCGATATTATTGCAGAGTTGCAGGCGCTTGACTCAAAAGTTGATTACGGTCGTTGCTACGATGCAAAGTTTCGAGTTGAGTACGGGTACGAATATACCAACGTCTACATGGATGTATATCGTGACGAAACTCAAAAAGAATTTGATGCACGTATGCTTCGCGAAGAAAGAGCTAAAGAAAAAGCACGTAAAGCTCGAGAAACAAAGTTAGAAAAGGCCCGTAAGCAACTTTATCAAAAGGAAGCCGATGAACGTGCCGAGTACGAACGTTTAAAAGAAAAGTTTGGAGTGTAATATGAATGATACTTTAGCTAAAATTGTAGCCAAGACACCTGATCAAAAACGTATTGCTAAGTTAGAAAAAGAAGTAGAAAAGCTTAAGGGCTTTATTAAAGACCTTGAAGAAGATAAGCGCAATATGGAATATTCTTTAGAGTCGGAACGGCGTTGGAGAATGGATTTCCAACGCTTGATGAAATCGGCAACACAAGAAGACAACTTAACTGAATACGAAAGGCGGTACTGGTGAAAAAGGATTCAAATCAGCTCAATCCTATATACATGCCATGTGGTGGCACTGGATATTTTGATCATGCCAGTGGATTCAGTTACAGGTGTGACACTTGTAATGCAGTGATTGGTAGTATTGGTATGCCAAGAGAATGCGTTGATGAGTATAGAAAAATGGAAATGCTAGACATCATTGCTGGCAAACAGAAAAATTTTACATTTTAAGGAGATTGACATGAGTCAAATTCTAGTTTGGAAGTGCGACGAAACAGGTAAACTGTTTGAAGACCAAACAAAATACAAAAGCCACCTGCGTAAGCTGGCCCGTGAGCGTAACACCAAGCGTAAGCTAATGGTCGCCGAAGCAGTTGCTGATCAAAAGTGGAACGAACTGTACGAGTGCGAACAGACTATTGAACAGTGGCTTGACATGGTTATTGCTAACCAAGACATGTTCTGGGCCGAAGCCGCAAAGGCAGATCCGCACGACTGGCAGTATGTTGGTAAGACACACAGCCGCGGTAAGAACGGTGTTGTTTGCCCAGTTCCCCGTCTGTTAGAGTTTGAACGATTTGATATTCGTTGGAATCCTAGCGTCAGCAATAGCCACAGTTGCCCACACAATGGTGTGACTAATTGGGGTGCTCGTGACAAGGATGCTCCTACTAGCTACCCTGGCTGGAGCGGCCGGCTTGACTGGATTGTTGCCTGGCCTAAAGAATGGGACGGTATCTACCTAGGCAGCGATCTGTTCAAAGGCTTATTTGGCGGCAGTGGTCGTCAACGTGCTCACACTGGTACAGGTGGCGGAGGTGGTATGCGCTACAGCGAAAAGCATGGTTGCCATGTTCAGAGCTTTGGCTACGACTTCCGTATGTTTGCCGCAGACTGGCCAGGTATGGCTCGTGTTGTTGGTATGAATCAGCTTGACGAAGTCCTGCGTGGACAACGTAATTATATTGACTATGTTTCAGCTTAATGCTATAATTCTTCAATGAAAGTAATTATAGCAGGCGGACGGGATTTTAACAATTATCTTCTTTTGCTAGAAGGTATTGTTGAGTCAAAATTTGATATCACTAGCGTGATTTCGGGCTGTGCCAAAGGTGCAGATGAACTCGGTGAACTGTTTGCAAAAGATATGGATTTGCCAGTTCATCGGTTCCCTGCAGATTGGAACACGCATGGAAGAGCCGCTGGCCCTATTCGCAATGGCGAGATGGCTAGCTTCGGCGAAGCACTTATTGCTTATTGGGATGGTAAGAGTCCTGGCACTAAAAATATGATTGAACAAGCAACACGTAAAGGATTACCAGTATATGTCAAAAACTATTAATTTGTTTGAAAAAGATTACGACGGCGAAAGCCTTTACGATCTAGGGAGAGACATTTCAGAATGTATCATGGAAGATTATAACCCAGCAGTAAAACAAATTCCACAGGATGAACATGGATTTCAGCTAGGCACGTTTCGTGTAGTTGTTCAGTGGATACCAGATTAAGGAAATAAAATGCCTTGGATTCAAAACGTAGCAATGAGCGATATCAAGAAAGGGTTGCACATTCAGCCCGGGGAGAACGCCATGCTCATTCAAATCACTGACCCTGCATACGGGTTCCCTGAGCCAAAGTACACATTCAAGGAAGTGCATCAGTTTGAGTTCCTCGATATTGAGGAAAAGGATTTTGCACTAGAAGAATCTATGCGGTGCAGTTATGAACAAGCCGCCGAGCTAGTTCGTTTACTGCAACATGCACTAGCTAATCGCATGAACGTTATTGTTCATTGCCATGCTGGTGTTTGCCGTAGCGGTGCAGTCTGCGAAGTTGGCGTAATGATGGGGTTTGATGACACTGAAGTGTTTCGCAGTCCTAACCTCTTGGTTAAGCATCGCATGATGAAGGCCTTGGGCTGGACATACGACGAACAGGAGCCTCATACAATCAATGGGGTTCCTTTCTCGTACGATGAACTTGGCAACAAGCAAGCATGGGAAAAGACTGAATCGGGATTATATGTGCCACCTGAAAGGGAAGGAGATGTG